AATGCGGATTGTCCGAGGATTGCGGTAGAAAATCCCGTATCAAGCCGGATATTCGGTATGCCGCCGCACACGCAGGAGATACAGCCTTACCAATTCGGACACCCGGTACAGAAAAAGACACGCTTATGGTTGCGTGGATTGCCGGAGTTGAAGCCGACAAATGAGGTTGAATATAAGTGCAACTGTCACGAAGCCGGAACATGGTTTATGAAAGGCGGCAAGGATAGGCAGAAAAACAGAGCAAAAACATTTCCCGGAGTGGCTAAGGCAATGGCAGAGCAATGGGGAGGGAAAACAGAATAGGAGTTTAGAAACTACTGACCAATATGAGGACAGTAGTTTTTTATTTTGAAAGGAAATCATATGAAAACATTGAAAATGATACAAGTAGAAATGGGAGAAGAATGTAAGGTTAATGTGGAATTTCTGCACAATGCGCTTGCAAAACTCCCAGCCGAAATGTACTTAGAATTATATCACAAAATGCAAAACTCTGTATGCGGCTTTCCGGCATATCTTGGGTATGCAAATACCAATATTTCCTCAGGAGAAAAGAAAGAGTAATCATTATGGGAATAGGCTATGTTGACAGCGTGGTTGTCTATAATCGCTATGTAAACGGACTGATGGAAACAGAAACATATTTCGGCACACGGTTTGATAATGTGCGAGTGGAACTGACGCAGGGGGCAAACCAAAAGGCAAGCGGCATGGAAAATGCCAGTGTGTGCGTGGTGAAAATCCCGAATGCCAATCTGCCAAAGCCGTACAAAGCCCCGGAAGTGTGGAATGACCTCACGACTGATGAAATGTTAGAGAGTTTCACACTGGACACCGAGGGGAAGAATTTCTTCGTGATTGTCAAGAAAGCGGAGTTGGGCATTGACATTGATGTCCCTACCGGACTGATAGACCAAGACGAAACCAAGTACCCCGGCGGATTTTTTGAGTATATCAAAACCAAGTACGGCTATGCGTTCAGCGTTGATACGGTGGACGTTTATACATTAATACCAAGATTTGAAATAGGAGGAAGATAAAAGCATGATTGAGATAAAAAAGAACCCAAACGGTGACACAAGGACAGCGCCAAAGGGCATTACCTTTGAGCAGTTCCAAGAAGCCAATGACATGCACATTGATGATGTGAAAGCGGTCATGTATGAACTGTCAAAGATGATTGACAATGCCGGAGAAAACCACGACTGCACGAAAAAATCACAAGAAAGAATGTTCTATCGTGATTTTGTGGACACGCAGGAGAATGGAGCAGATTTTGTAAATGGAGAATGGTATCAGCTTCATGTTAAGGCAGAGCGTCACCACTTACTTTCTAACTGTCCAGCTGACGTGAATTTGATTGATGTGCTTGAAATGATTGCAGACTGCACTTGTGCAGGACTGGCGAGAAGCGGCGAAATCAGAGATTTGGAGATTGATAACGACATTCTCAATCAGGCAGTAAAGAATACTGCTGAACTGATTAAAAGCATGGTTGCGGTTAAGGAGTAGCCTATGCCCGAAGAAATCAAAGAACGCCTGTCAAAAACAGAATATGATAAGGTCGGGGAAATGCTGCTGGAGCTGATTGCGGAGTGTCCGTTTACCCCGGCTGATCTGAAAGGAAAATCCGGAGGAATACAGTATCAGTCAATGGGGACGGATAAGTGCATCGGAATCCTGACGCTTCCCGGCGCAAAATACGTTAAAAAGTATGTGTCTGGCAGCTTTGTGGCGCAGGTTAGCTTTCAGATTGCGTATAAGAGTAGTCCTACAAACAATAAAGGGCGCATAGATGCACAGGCAGTTGTGGATAACATCATGGACTGGCTGGAAGACATTGAAAAATTGCCGTCATTATCTGATGGCCGGAAAATAACCAAAATCACCGCATCAAGTAGCTTTGCAACCGTGGACGAGGTAAGCGGAGACAAGCAGACTATTTTTGTGGCAAATGCAGAAATGCGGTATGAGAAGAAAGGAGCATAAAAGTGGCAAACGACAGAACAAATATGGTGTCCCTGCTGGACTTCGGAAAGTGGATGGGTGGCACCACGTCAAATATTTTGGAGCTGGGAGACGGCGTTACAGAACTGACAGAAGACTGGGGACCAGAAATGAGCGAAGTCCAGTACGTAAACATGAAAACGAAGTCGAACACGCTGAACGGGTATGCATTTTCTACAACAGTGGAACGCGAGCATATGTCCGATGAGGCGCAGGAATTTATTGATGATTCTTTCAGGAAATTTCCGACCGGAAAAGACGCAGAGACGTTTTATTACAGGTTTTACAAGACCGATAAGACCACAGATGGAAAATTCAAGGCAATCAAACTCCCTGTTGTGGCGGCACCATCATCTACCGGAGGCAGCGGCGGCGAAACACTGGTATCTTCCCTGCAGCTTACCGGAAATGGTAGCGTAGTAGAAGGAACAATCACGATTGCGGACGGTACATACACTTTTGCGGAAGGTACGTCAGAAGCGGCTCCGGCGGCATTTTCGGCAAGAAGCAAATCTTCCGACAGTAAAAGTAACTTAAGTTAGGTATTAAGGAAACTTAATATATTGGGGTGTGTTCCTCCTGTTCACATCCCAATTACAGGAGGATGTTAAGCATGGATAAATTAAGAGTAGACAGTGGCATAAAAAATATAGAGGTAAATGATAACGGCGATTATATCAGCGTTCCGATCAGAGATACGGTTTTTTACCAGAAATTTGCGGATATTATAAGAAAATTCGAGAATAAGCAAGATGATATTGACCGGAGGTATGCGGAACTGGCAGAAAAGCATAAAGACAAGCCGGAGGAGGACATTGAGGCATTGTCTGATTCTATTGATCTGTATGTGACGCTGTGTAAAGAGATCTGCGATGACCTGGACGGTTTGTTTGGCGAAGGATGTTGTCGGAAAGTGTTTGTGGGTATTCAGAATCCCGGAGTAGACCTGATTGGAGATTTTCTTGACCAGATTACGCCGCTTCTCAATCAGTATATTGAAGAGCAGAACCAGAAGATCAACTTCAAATACAATCGTAACCGCAAAGGTGCGAGGAGCAAAAGAAAGTAATGTTCAACATTCTTTTAGATGAATTGCCAACAGAATATGAGGGGTTTCAGATTGATCCAGATTTCCAGATCGGTATTCAGATCATGCAGGCACTTGAAAACGACGAACTGACACAACAGGAGCAGATAGGGACAGCCCTGTCTCTCCTGTTTCCGACGGAGGATGAAGAAGATGATCCTTTACCGATACCCGATGCACAGACGGCGGTTGAAGGCCTTGTATGGTTTCTGACAGACTGGAACCATGACCATAACAGTAAGGGCAATAAGACACGCGTGACCGACTACGACATAGACCAATGGCGTGTCTATTCCGCGTTTCGGCAGCATTACGGTATCAATCTGAACACAGACAAATTACACTTCTGGGAATTTATGGGCCTGCTCACCACGCTACCAGAATGCGCCTATACGCGCGTTATAGACATCCGGGCGAAGAAAATTACGGCGAATATGAGAAAAGACGAGAGAAAGGCTTATACGGAACTGAAAAAGGTATACGCACTTGAGCAGCCAAAGGAAGTAGAATACACGGATAGTCAGAAACAGGCTATTGATGACTTCGACCGCATGATGGAGGAACAGAAAAAAATCAGAGAAGCAAAGAAGCTGGCACAGAAAGCATTTGAGGATATGATATGACGGACAAGGAAATCGGCAAGACTGCCCGTGAGATTGCGGAGCGCGGGAATACTGCGGAGGTAAAAAAGAATAAAGACGGGATTGTAGTTCTGGAAGTTGGGAAGAAGATTGTGAAGTCAGATAAAGGGCAGTAGAAATACTGCTCTTTTAAATTGGTACAAAAGTTTTCTAAAAAAATGGTACTATAAAATAAATATAGATAGGCTCATGTAAGAGGTCATGGGTAACAGCTAAATGGTGCTATGGATGCGTGTAATGCATGTCTGTGGCACTTTTTTATTTTACGGGTGGTTTTATGGCGCAGTATGACGGAAGTATCAGAATAAACACTCAAATAGATACAAAAAACGCATCTTCACAGATGATGGGACTGGTAAACCAGATTCAGAAAGCATCTGATAGAGTGAACTCTTTGCGTGCCAAAATGGACGCTTTAAAAGATGCGCAGATACCTACACAGCAATATAAGGATATAGAAACAGATATCGCACGCGCAGAAAAGGAACTGCAAAAGCTAATTGAGAAACAGGCTCAAATGCAGGCAGATGGAAAAGATAGTGGCACAGCATGGGAGCGATTAAACCAAAGAATACAAGCTTCTAAAGATTATATTTCCTATGCTCGTGAAGAGATGCAAGCACTTGTGGATTCTGGTAAAGCGTTCACTGTTGGAAGAGACACGCAGGAATATGCTAATCTCGGACAACAATTGGGATATGCAGAAAGTGATCTTGTGAGGCTTAACAGACGATATGACGAACTAAATGCAAAACAAGTAAGAGTTCCAGAGCAGTTTGAAAAAATGCGCAAATCTGCAAAAAAAGCTTTTGGTGCAATATCACAAGGAACAAAGAAAAGTAGCGGTCTTTTTTCAACATTTATAAGCAGATTAAAAGGAATTGCACTATCTCTTTTAATATTTAACTGGATATCAAAAGGATTTAATGCCATGATCTCCGGCATGAAAAAGGGGTTTGAGAACTTTGCTGGATACTCTGATTTTTATGCCCAAAATGTCCAGAACATGAAAAACGCCATGTCCACTCTTGGAAATCAGTTTGCGGCGGCATTTGCGCCTATTGTGCAGATAGTGATTCCATGGCTTACAAGCCTTATAAATACCTTGACTAATGCCATATCACATATAGCACAGTTTATCGCCATATTGAGCGGGAAAAGCACGTTCACAAAAGCCAAAAAAGTGCAGGATGATTACAACAAGTCCTTGGGTGGCACGGCAAAGGCTGCAGATAAGGCGCGCGGGGCGCTGGCAAAGTTTGATGATCTGGACGTATTGGAGAAAAAACAAGAAGATGCATCAGGGGGTGGTTCAGGTGTAACGGATGCTACTGATATGTTTGAGGAAGTGCCAGTTAACAAAAAAGCTTTGGAGTTTTTAGACAAAATAAAACTGGAATTAAAGTCTATTATTGGCTATGCGAAAAAGCTAAAAGATATCTTTATGCAAGGCTTTTTTGATGGACTTGGTGATTGGGAATATCGTTGGGATTCTATCAAAAAAAGCATTTCATCTATTAAAAATAGCTTGATTGATATATGGACTGATCCATCTGTCTTGTCAGCGGCTGATGGGTGGGCACAGTCAGTAGCATATATGCTTGGTAGTATTGTGGGTTCTCTTGCAAGTATCGGACTGACTATAGCAACAAATTTGGTAGGCGGAATTGCAAAATATCTTGAACAAAACAAAGAAAGAATCAAAAAGAACCTGATTGAAATGTTTAATGTTTGGGAGGATATCAACAATCTTCTTTCCGAATTTTTTCAATCATTTGCTTATGTTTTTGAATCATTTGCAAGCGAAAACGGGCAACAGCTTACTGCAAATATTATAGGGATGTTCGTTGATGGTTTTATGGGTGCATTAGAATTGGCATCTAAGCTGGCAAGGGATATTCTTAATATTTTTATACAGCCATTTGTAGAAAATAAGGAAGAACTTAGAACGGCGCTTGAAGGATTTCTTGGTGTTTTGGCGGAAGTTACTGGCACAATCAAGCAGGGAATTGATGATACATTTGATAAGCTAAATGAAGTTTATGATGAGCATTTCAAACCCTTTTTTGATTCTGTGGCACAGGGAATTTCTGACCTGACTGGAAAACTTTTAGACTTTTGGATTGGAACCATTCAACCTATTCTTGATGAATGGGCAGTTAAATTTGATGATTTATGGATTGGGCATATACAACCGGCAATCAATGCAACAATAGATGTTTTTGGTCAACTGGCAGATACCATTAATGAGTTTTGGAATAATGTTTTACTTCCTTTTGTTAATTGGCTTATTGACGATGTAGAACCAGATATTGCCTTTATTCTTTCTGCCGCAGGAGAAGCATTTAATTTCCTTATATTAGTAGTTTATGAAGTTATTGAAGGAATAATGAATACCATAAGTAGCCTCCTTGAGTTTTTAGAAAATGTTTTTAAAGGAGACTGGGAAGCGGTTTGGAATGATATTGTCGGATTTTTGATTCGCGCAGTAGTTCCAGACATGCATGGGGCCGGTGAACAGATAATTGAAGGAATTAAACAGGGATTTCTGGGAAAGTGGGAATCTTTAAAGGAAACAGTAGGAGAAGTAGCGGCAAGCATAAGCGAAAAATTTAAAGAAGTTTTGGGAATTCATTCTCCTTCTACAGTTATGGAGGAAAATGGTTCTTATATGGTAGAAGGCTTACACAACGGCATAGAATCCACCATAGACAGCGTATACGCCCTGTTTAACCCGGATACATGGACAGAGATCGGGACGCAGATGTTTAACGCCCTTATGGAGACTGTAACTCTATTCCGGGAAATGTGGACAGAAACCTTTGCTCTCTGGCAGGAAGAAAACACGGAATTATACTTTGGGTATGATATTTGGTATGAACAATGGCAGAATATGTTGGCTGCCTATAATGATGTAAATTCTGAATTTATATCTGAGTGGCAGAGTAATATAACAAACTGGTGGAATACGATGGTTATGCCATATTTTACGGTTTTGCAATGGAAAACCTTTGGCGATAACATGCGAAATGGCATCATGCAGGGATTTAAAGCTATCGTGAACAATATTGCCGGTGTGCTTAACCAGGTGATACAGCTTTTCAATTCTGCATATAAACAGCTTCAGGATTCCATGAATTCTTTGATAGATGATTATAATGCGAAAGCGGCGATCATGGGGACAAGCACCCTATCGCATGTAAGCTATAAGGCTATGCAGAGTGTAAAAGTGCCGGCGCTTGCTTCGGGCGCGGTGATCCGGGGCGGTAATCCGTTCCTTGCAATTCTTGGTGATCAACCGACAGGACAGACAAACATAGAGACGCCGCTTCCTACAATGGTTGATGCGTTCAAACAGGCGATTACAGAAATGGGCGGAATCGGAAGCGAGCGCGTACCGGTGAATATAAACATAAACTACGACAACGAAACATTTATGAGAATTGCAATTCCTGATCTTTTAGCTGAGCTTGGCAGACAGGGATATGACGTGGATGTGCTGGGGGTAACATGATGAGATTCCAAAAAGGTATAAAAGTAGACGGCATACAATTTGATATCCCCATGGTATCTCTAAAACGTACCGCGGATTTTTTGGACAAGTACGCAGAGCGTACAGAGGACGGGGAGTTACACAGAGAGCTAATCGGAGTGTACTACAATTACACTCTAACAGCCGGAACCAGCACAGATTTTGGTGATACAGACTATGACGCATTTTGGAACAAAATGACAGAACCTGTGGAGTTTCACGAAATCTCTATACCTAAAAAAGATGGATATTACACTTTTACAGGTTACATATCCAGCGTTTCGGACGAGTATAAAAAGATTCTGGATAATGAATCAGAATTCACTGCATTTACTTGTAGATTTACAGCAAAGAGACCGGCGAGGACACCATGAAAACAGAATTTTTTGTCGAATATGATTTATATGATACAACAGCGTTACAAGATGCACGGGAAAGCAGCGAGAGCAATTCCGCCTTCGGGAATCTTGCGCTCATGAAAGAGGATGTAAGTGTTCCTAAATATGGAACGCTTGAGCATAACTTTTTTGTGCTTGATGGAAGTATGGAAGAGTTCCCGGATGAACCGGACAATATTGTGTATTTTTCAAAAGATTTTATACAACAGAACGAAAATAACTGGTACGCTGGTACGGAATTGTATGCTGGTGACGATCTGGACGGACCGGTATACGAGACACATAAAAAACAGACTATAGTAGTCCAGTTTTCAGAATATCATACAAGCTATGGAATTACTTTATATTTCGCGAATGAATATCCTCTTGAGATAGAAATCGTATGGTTCGATTTGGAAGGAATCGTAAAGTCCAGAAAAAGATTCTGCCCGGATGCTCTCGTCTATTTTTGCAAGAACCAGGTGGAGGAATATGGAAGGATAGAGATAACATTCCTGCGTGCGCTTCCATATCACAATGCAAAGCTTCAACATGTTAAATATGGTACAACAATCACATGGGGAAATGATAACATTAAATCAGGAAAGCTTGTAAACGACACAGATATGATAAGTGACAAGATAAAGACTGATAAAATCACTTTTGATTTTGTGGATGTGGAGGATGAATTTAATTTTGGGAATCCTCATGGAACGCATAAAACATTTCAGAGGAATCAAAGAATGCTTCCATATGAAATTGTGGAAGGGAAAAAGATAATGCTTGGATCATTCTTTCTTGATGATTTAAGTACAAAAAAGAATGTAGCAAAAATGTCTGCTGTTGACTATAAGGGAAAGCTTTCTAGTACAGATTTTTTAAACGGAAAGATATATACAGGCGAACTTGCGGAAACGGTTATTGCTGATATTATGCAGGCGGCGGGAATAGAAGACTATGAAGTGGATGCGGAGACCGCCGGTACTCCATTATACGGGACCTTAAAAATTCAGTCCTGCCAGAAAGCACTTAGAGAAGTATTGTTTGCCTGTGGAAGTATAATCAATACATCTCAACGACTTAATATTGAAATACGAAAGGCAAACAGGCTTGTATCTCACAGCATCCAGAGAAACCGGAAATTTTCAACAACATACCAGATTGATAAATATGTATCTGATGTAAATGTGAAATATAAGACATGGCACTTAGACGACAAAGTAAGCCAGTTAACCAAAGGTGTGTATGGTGTAGGTACGCACACCATACAGCTTACAAATCCAGCTCAGAATATCACGGCGAGCGCCGGGACCATATTGGAGCAAAAGCCATATTATATTGTTTTGCAGATAACAGGAGATCAGAAAGAAGTCATTATATCCGGGAAAAAATATACAAGTGAAGAACTCGGAGTGACTGCGAGCATTGAGCATATTAAGAGCGGTGAAGTTAGGAGTACAAAAAAATTTACCGGGACTCTACTGAATTTTGAATCTGCACAGAGAGTAGCAGAAGACATCCTTGACTACTACCAGTTACAGCAGATCATTAAAACAAAACATCTGGCTGATGACGAAAAAACCGGAGATTGGATAGAAATACAAAATACTAATCCAAGTTATGACGGCTTTGTTGCAGGAATAGAGTCCCTCTCTACTGACCTGACAGGCGGATTTATAAGTACGGCAAAGTGTAGAGGATATTTTAAAACAACAATACAAGATTATTATGCCGGAAATAATGAATTGTACGCTGCTGAACAAGCGGGGGAAATAATCTAATGAATATAGAAGAACTGCATTTTGTATTTGACCGGACACAAGAAGATGTTGATCGAGTAAAAGAACTAAACAAGAAGTATCTGAACGGAACCATAACAGAAGAAGAAAAAAAAGAATGGAATACTGGTTTTAACGGAAAAGAAGGACTTAGAGGTGCGTTCAATTTATCTGATATTTTTCGGATTGAATATAACATTGGAAAGATAGGAGAGTACTTGGCAGTAATCGTTTCAACAAGGCAGTGGGAATATGGAGATATACCAAGATCAAGAGACTATTCTAGAATACGGGAAAATGTGCAAAAAATAAGAGAAGCGCTTATGATATATTCCGATACGCCGCAAGTCCCAGAACAACCACTTAATATTTATCGGAAATGGAATGATATAGAACAAATACTGCATGATGTATACAACATATATGTTAGATTAAAAAACAGCTACTATTACTGCGGAACGGATTTATGCGCAGGGGAAGGAATTGGTGTATTGTAATGGCATTTCAGAAGAAAACATGGGTAGACAGGTTAGTAGAATTTTCCGGAAGAAGAAAATTAAAAATAGTATCCAGTTCTGAAACAGAAATTGTGGCAGATGTATATAGGGAAGAAGGGAACGTATCTCGGGAAGGCGATCCTTATAATGCTGTCAACATGAATGATTTAGAGCAAAGAATTTATGAAGGTATTAGTAATGTTGAAACAAATATTAATAATATGGCTAAATCCATCCCGGTCACCCAGGCTCAGTACAATGCTATGGGATCGGGCAGACCGAATAACTTATATGTGATTGTGGGGTGATGTTATGGCAAATTATACAGCTCCAACAAACAAAAACCAAGTGCTTACTCTCAACTATACAGGTACTGTCGATGCTATCTCTATCACAAAAACGGGGCTCTATAAGCTTGATGTTTATGGAGCCGGCGGTGCAGGCCTTGCAGGAACCGGTGGAGGGTGCAAAGGAGGGCATTCTGTTGGCTATACCCTGCTCCAAAAAGGAACCACCATATATGCATGTATTGGAGGGGCTGGAGTAGTAGCAGACAAAAAGACAGCTCAAGGAGGGTATAACGGCGGCGGGCTTGGATGCCCATGGCTATTTAATAATGGGGCTGCTGCTACTGGATCGGCATATTCCGGCGGAGGAGCATCCCATATTGCCGTTATATCTGGTACACTGGTACAGATAGGCGCGTCGCGTAAAAACCAAATACTTATAGTTGCCGGTGGCGGCGGAGCTGGCAATCCATCCGGCAGCTACGGCACCGGAGGAGGGCTTAATGGAGGACCTGGATATGGCGGTCACGATCGTACTCCTACTCCTGGGACACAGACATCAGCCGGCATAAGCGATTTTCAATATGGTACACAGCCTGGATTCGGAACGGCCGGAAGTGCCTATAATCCTTATGATAATATAATTACACATGGCGGCGGTGGCGGATTGTATGGCGGCGGCAGCGGAAGTAACTCGACTACCGGGGGTGGTTCCGTAATTGCTGCCGGTGGATCAGGTTATATAGGAGGCGTTCCGGCTATCACATATAAGGGGACATCTTATGCCCCATCCACCGCTAACGGATTACGTACCGGACACGGTGTTGGGTACATCACATTTATTGAACCTCGGACTCCTACATTATATTATGGAGACCGGCAGGTTGACGCCCTATATTGTGGTGACAGAGAGGTAAATACCATATACTTTGGAGATAAAGCGATTAATTAGTTGAAAGCATACTATGGATTAATTTGGTACAAATCGGTAAAAAATATTTTGTATTATATAATTAACAGAACATGAAGGAGAAGTAATTGAAAAGGGTGATCTTATATCGAATCAAGCACTCAATGATTTGGAAAATAGGATACAGAATGGATTTCAAGCAGTCATACAAAGTAACATCTTTTCCTATGACGAAGATCGAATTGGTACTTGGATAGATGGGAAGCCTTTGTACAGAAAAATGTTTGATTTTGGAACTTATAATGGTGGTGGTGGCATTGGTGGGTATACTAATGATTTGTGGCACTATGATGGAGCATACAAAGAAACGTTCGGCGGAAATGGATCGGCATCCGTCCAATTCATTGCGGTATAGATAGGAGGAAAAAAATATGACGCCAAAACCAATAACAAGAGAAGATATGTATTATTCATACTTAATTAACGGGACCGGCAGCATTCCGAAGCCAATCACGAGGAAAGAACAATATCTGTACTATCTCTGCGCGAACGGCTTCGGTAATGGCGGCGGAACTGTCACACCAGAAGCAATCGATGATGCTGTTGAAAGATATCTGACCGAAAATCCGATAGATAGCGTCAATTTGGGCAATCTCCCAGAGGCTACCGAGATCACGGAAACAGACAAACTCCTTCTCGGGCAGGATGCTCAAAATAAATCCATTGAGATGAGTGGGTTTATGGATTTCCTTCGAGAGAATGGCCTTTTCGATTTAGATGGACAAGGAAGACCATTATTGCCTGGGTATGGGATTGCGACGAGGAAAGTCATTATAGATCATGTTAAGGGCGGTCTATCAGTCGATTTCTGCACAATCGATGAACTTCTAGGGGAAATCCCGCCGGAAGATGTTGTTTTGTGCTGTGCCACTGTGATTTCTGATGTATGCAACAACTCTATTGGATGTTACATAGATATTGATCAAAATAACGTCAGAGGATTATGGGATTATGCCCCAGCGATTACAGTTTCTGATATAAATGTTGTTGTTTGTGCCATCTACAAAAACCCAATTCCTTTTGAACCTGGGCTGAAAACTATTTCCATCAGGAAAAATGTGACTGTATCTAATCATACAGGTATAGCATGCCAACTATCTGAAACCGGAATCACAGACTCGTCAATTATAGTTAGCATGTCTGCAATATCATACTCATTTGAAGGAATCACGAATGTATATGCTTTTCTTAACAATCAGAATGTAAAGATATATTATCCGGGAAATACAAACACTTATGTCGATCAGGACATCCGGATAGACATCCTCGTCAAAGACTACTCTTCCATTGGTCCTTCTATCGTGACTGATGGTATTCGAATGATTACGAAGGAAGTTCAATATCAAGGAACAGGAAACACTATTTCTCCAATTGTTGCGAATGTAAATGATTATGGAGTTGAAGTTGATCAAGTTGTTTCTATGTCTTATGTTGCAACGTCAACTAATAATCGTGCTCCTATCCCATTCCTTGATATTACTAATGGAGATATTTTACTACTATTCAATGGTTCTATAGGGACAGTACCATCATCTGGAAAGTTAACCCTCTTCGTTAAAGTCCCCGTAGTAGAGCAGAAGTTGAAGCCGTTCACGAAAGATGTGGAAGTTGCGTTAAGTGGACTTAATGGGATCAAAACCGGACTCGTCCTAGATGGATCAGACGATGTTGGAGGATTTACGGTAGATACTCTGCACACTTTGTACTCAACACCGTTAACAATAGGGAAATGGCTTACGAACCCAGCAATATCTTCAAATAATGAAATAATTGTTCGTGGATTCGACGCAAACCAAAAAGGCCCTTGCAAAATTCGTATTCACATTGAATAACTTGGTACAAATGAATTCATGTTTTGGGCTATTATTATAGAAAGAATACATACAGGAGATGCCACTATGTCAAATGAATTCTGGATTGCCATTATTGGTGGAATATGTAGTCTTACCGGTTCTGTTCTTGGCGTCATTGGAAGCGCAAAATTGCTTACATATCGAATTACACAACTCGAAGAAAAGATGAAAAAGCAGTGTGATAACTGTGCTGTGATGGATGGCAGGGTGGACAGGCTGGAAGCAAGACAGGATGTAATGGAAGAAAAAATGAAGGTCGCCAACCACAGGCTTGACGATCTGGAAAAGAAAGGATGAAAAAGTATGAAAAAGATTGACTGGGCAAGAAAATTGACAAGCCGCAAATTCTGGGCGGCGATTGTAGGCTTCGTGACACCTATTTTGACGATGGCGCAGGTGCCGGAAAACACAATGGTGCAGGTGACATCGATCATTATGGCGGGAGGAACGCTAATCGCATATATTATTGGTGAGGGCTTGACTGATGCAGCGAACACCGGAGCGCAGGAGGATGATAAATAATATGAAGATAAATGTACATGCTGGACATAATCCGGCGGGAAAAGTAGCGTGTGGAGCCGTAGGCATTATCAATGAATCAACAGAAAACAGGCGGGTAAAAGATGAGGTAATATCCCAACTCCGTGAACTCGGACATACAGTATATGACTGTACGGTGGATAACGGGAGCGGCCAGAGTGATGTGTTGAATAAAATAGTTGCAAAATGTAACGCCCATGCGGTGGACCTGGATGTGAGCATTCATTTCAACAGTGGCGCTGCTGACAAAAAAGGAAACGGGAAGACAACAGGCGTGGAGGTTTTGGTATACTCGGCGAACAGTGAATCCAAGGGCACAGCGGAAAAAGTGTGTACTGCCGTGGCAGAACTGGGATTTAAAAATCGCGGTGTGAAATATAGACCAGACCTGCGCGTATTGAAAAGTACGAAAGCGCCGGCGATGTTGGTAGAATGCTGTTTTGTGGATGACAGGGATGATGTGGAGAAATACGATTACTTCTCTATGGCTTCGGCTATCGTCAGAGGTATCACTGGACAGAGTGTTAAGAATGCTCCGGAGACAGAACCGGCCGGATCAGGCGAAGAGACCGCCACAGGACCGACAGGTGCGTTGTACCGGGTGCAGATAGGTGCGTACAGCAAAAAAGGGAATGCAGATGCGATTGCGGATAAGCTGCGCAAAGAGGGGTTTGATGCGTTTATTGTAATGGCGTGATTTTTATTTTAAATTTGTCATAAATTTTGTCATAAATTATATAAAAGTACGTATTTACAATATATTTGGCGTTCTTTTTGTCCGGTTCAAGTCCGGCCACCAGCATCAAAATAAACAGCCGAAAACTCAAGGATTTTCCAATGAAATCAACGTTTTTCGGCTGTTTTTATGCTTATAATTAAATAATAATTATTTACTATAAATAAATAATAATTAACATTTTTTGTCATGAATTTTGTCATGAAAATTGCTAAGAAAAAAGCACATTTCTAAACCGGTTAGATGCTTCTCTCTGGGCGTTCCTGTTTTTGTCTTCCATTGCGTGTCTGTAAACTCCCTTCATCACATAATCCGTTTCCCATCCCCCCATCCGCATGATATCCTCTTCTGGTACGTTCATAGCACTCATTTTAGATGCGAAATAGTGACGTAGCTTGTGAAGGTTAAATTGTGGCATATTTAGTTTTTTCTGTGTGATTTTAAGAAATTCTGTTATATGCCCTGGGTGTCCCTTGTATATGTACCCCTTCTTCCGTATCTTGTCTGCTATCTCCATAGGTATGATAACGTCTCTTGTGCTTGCTGTAGTCTTTGTGCTTTTTGTAATCCATTCTTTATTTTCGTTGAGTACTTTTGCTTTTGTTATGTGGACAATATCTCCTTCTATGTCCTCTACAGTCAGAGCGCATATTTCTGATCTGCGCAGTCCGTAGCAAGCTAAAATAACAGGTATCTCATACTCTGTACCCTTGAGTGTATCAAGAAGCCGTCTAATATCCTCGTCAGAGGGGATATAAGGCGCATTCTTGACCTTTTGCGGCAGGGTGGTAGTCAGTTTAAGGTTGGGATGAAAAGTGTTTAAAACCGCAGATATAAATCCGTGGTGGTTGCGTACAGTCTTAGGACTGCATTTCTTCGCAAGCCTGTTTATTTCTGACTGTACGTCTATTGCTGTAATATCGTAAATGCTTTTTGATAAAAACGTTTCTGGTATCTGGCGGGTGATAGTCACATAGTCCCGGACGGTGCTTGGGGACAACACATTCCTTTTAGATTCAATATATTTCTCCGCGGCAGCCCTAAAGGTCATAATTTCATGTTTCCCCTGCACCTTTTCCAGTTCCTTCGCCATCGCCAGCATAGCCTCTTTCTGCGTCGGCTTCCCCTCAAACGTCACAGTGTACGTCTTCCCCTTATACATTTTTCTGATCCGGTAGGAACCGGAAGGGAGTTTTTCGATCTTCACAGCATATCCTCCTTTTTGGTATAAAAATAACAGCCCGCGAACTATTGCATTTTTTTCAAAAGTTCACTTGCAAGCCGTCCCCGAAGATGATAAACTATGTGTGTAGGTTTGTATTATCTCTTCGGGGATATATCTAAATCCGTTCCGGTTGCCACCGGGGCGGTTTTATTTTATGAAAATATTATTCTATATATTTAACATCTATTTTTGGCAGTGTTACTTGTTTTCCTAAAACAGTTTTTGTAGTTTCTGTTCCTTTACATTCTCCATATATTGTAACTTTGTCTCCTTCTAATAAGTGAGATTCTCCCTCTTCATAACTGTAAACACATCCCCATTTATTACCAGATGAATCAGATATAAATATGGTATAACTTCCAAGCCACCCCTCAATTATCTGATCAACTTTTCCGCTCAGTAAGCAATATTTCCCGTTATTATTATCGGGATTTCTTAATATATCTTCATAATCTAAAGATTCGCATAAATTTTTATATTCCTCTTCCGATATATCTGAGTTTGATTTTGCCACTTCTTCTGTTACAGAAAAATATTCAGATAACCCTTCATCAGAATAATTTTTTATATATGTATTTGCATCATTTCCAATAGCAAAAACTTTGCAGTCATTTACTTCAATAGATTTTCCCATTACCTTATAATCGTTATAGCCAGATACAGTTCCCATAATTGCAACTGTATCATCTTTTTTTAAGGAAGATTTATATTTTTCAAAATTATCATTTATATTAAAACTGCTCATCATTACTCCATTATCAGTTAATGAGGCTTGTATTTTGTTTTCCTTTATATCACTTATGGATACAACAACATATACTTTTACATTTTCCATATTCGGTGAATATTTTTCTAAATCTTCACCAGTTATATATAAATAATCTCCAGAAAGAAACTCACTCATTTCATCATTTAAATCCAATGAATTATTTTCTTTTGTATCTTCTGAAGATTCCTCAACCGTTTCCTCCGGTTTTTTATCGTCTCCACCGAACGTGCTTCCTATTGCCCCTATAACAATAAAAATTCCGAACCCCAATAAAAATTTTTTAAAAGTAGACATATTTCCCTCCCATTTAAGTATTGTTTTTATTTACATATAAGAATAGCATATACTATATATAAAATCAAAATATTTTTACATAAAACAAAAATTGAGTAATATTATACCTTACTGCTAAATATATTATAATGGAGGTAAGGAAACATGAAAAAATCAGAGAACAAAAAAATAATCTCGGGGGGGGTGGACAAGCAGGCCGTTTTCCGGGAAAAAGAGTGGTATAGGGAAAAGATTGTTGAGATGGTCGAGAAAATTGAAAACGAGAATTACCTATTAAAAATTTATACCTTTGTAAAAGTGTTTTTCGAGGATTAACAAAAGAGGGCGGTTTATTGCCCTCTTTCTTTTCGGTTCTGATACATTTTTTCTGTCAAGACTTGCAATGCTTTCTTGCTGTCCGGGTCTAACTCCATGTAAGCCACTATCAAATCTTTGATAAATTCATCGTTTCCCTTGTCAATCTGACCGAGATATGCAGATATTTTGTCAAGAATTTTTTTGGGCGGCGTTCCATTTCGTATCCATTCTTCATTGTAGCCAAATTCTCTGCAAATTGCCATTATTGTTTGCTGTGTTGGTTTATTTTTTCCGCTTTCTATATCGCTTACAGAATTTGGCTTAAGTCCAATGCAATCCCCAAATTCTTTTTGGGTTTTATGCAATTCTTCCTTTCTTATTATTCTTATTCTATCTCCAATAGTTTCCATAAGTGACCTCCTTTAGAATGATTATATCGTTGAACGACAAAAAAGTCAAGAAATTGTGTTGACTTAAATCGTAAAACGATATATAATATTCGTGTAACGAAGTTGCGGGAGGTGAGAGAAATACATTATTCAATATTCAGAATTTGGAAAATCAAAAGATTTATGAAACGGTTTTCTGAATTTACGGATTACAACTTGCAATTTATTGATTATATGAGCGGAAGAAGTTGGGGATGGGTTGATGGATTAGGTAAAAAGCCGTTGCTTTACAGCTACCTTTGCAATTATCCAAAGCAGGCAACGTTCAAGAAACGGCTTATGTATCTTCGGAGTATTCCAACAGAAAAAACTGTAAAAGGAAAACTCCATATGCTATTAATAGCTGTTTCTCCTGTATATAAGTCTACATTTCTTGATGATAGACGGATGGCTTTGCATCTTGAAATGGACAGAAGAGGGGTTAAGAGAAGGGAATTCCATATTTTTGAGTAAGGTATGCTTTAGCCACTCCTTCAGCAGTTGCTGACACAATTTTAAGGCTAAAAGCACATGCGTCTCCTATGAGTTCTTTTGTTTTTGACCATACTTTCCCGTCGCGAATAGTATTCAAAAATTCATGACCTTTTGGAGTTAAGTCAACATGGAATTCACCCGGCTTTTCATTGTGAATTTCGTCTGGTGCAAAAAGGATATCCGACATGAGAAGATACCTTATATGGTATGAAAGCATATCTCCTTCATAGTCGCTTAAAGTTTCGTATTTACTTTTTACGCCATAAAAATCAAATGTACATTTGTAAGTTGTCACTTTTTCGATTGTGAGTAATAAATCTCGCACACATTCATTATTGATTTGCATTGTATTTTCTCCTTTCTTTTGTACTCGGCTTGGCAGAGCCTGTACATAGATTATAGGAGAAAAACAGACAAAATTCAATAAAAAGTGGGGCTATCCGTATCGCACACAGATAACCCCATAGCAACAGTAAACCACACTTACCATTGCTAGGAAACATTATATCACGTTCTCCTAGTTTTGGCAAAAGAAAAGGAGGACTTATTTATGCAGTACGAAGAAGTAGTAAAAATGATTGCAGACAGTGAAAAGAGGGTAGATGAAGTCTTGAAAGCCGCAAGGCTCGACAGACACGAAAAAGTACCTATGAGCATGGAAAGACTAAAATTCTTGGTCGAAGCCGGATTGATGGCTCTTGGAATGATTCTCATTTTCGGATTTTTCTTTACGCTGTTTTATTTATGTAGATAGGAGGTGTTACCATGGCAAATACGGTAGATATTGTAATCCCAAAGGAAGAGCAGGAGGAAATTCAGAACCTTGTTTCTTTGTGGCTTTTGCTTCCGAAAGAAGACAGGGCGGTTTTACTGTCCAATGCAAACGCTTTTCGGGTACGGAGAGACATTGAGAGGGCGAGGGCTTAATATGTCACAACCGAATAATCACAATCATTTCACAGGGAAGAAAAGATTTCAAACGCCGAAGAGAAAGAAAAAGGTTAAGAAAAACAAAGCCCATGTGAACAAATACGGCAATATGTAGTTTTCTACAAGATTTTGAAAAAAGTTTAGTCAAACAAGGAGGTGAGGAAATGAAGATACAGGCAAGTGAACATCGAATTGCTATGGCGGTAGTAAAAGTTCTTGTAAAGGAAGATATTTCGCACGGTCAAGCAAAAAGAATTTTAAAAGATGTCAAAAATGAGTTGAAGAAATTGCCAGTTAAAGAAAAGGAATATTTAAGCAAATTACCTGAAAAATAGGCAGGACTGCTACAACAGCCCCGCCTAACCATGAAACGTTTGATATTACTGAAACTCACAACCAGCTTCGTTGAGGGAAAATGCCTCATCAAGTGCTTTGTTGTATTGGAGTGCGTGATGCCTTGCGGTTTTCATGATTTCAGACAAATCCTTGCCGCAGGTTGGGCATAAAAACTCAAAGTCACGTTTCTTGGAAATTTGATAGTTTTCTACACCAATAGGAACGATTATGGAAGTTTTGCACTCTTTACAAGTAATTTTAGCGTTTTCGATTTTGTAATATTCCATTATAATCTCCTTTCTTTTGTACTCGGCTTGGCAGAGCCTGTACAGAAAGGATAGCACAAATTAACAAAATTTTAAAGGAGGTGTTATCTATGTTAGGTTCCCAAAAAGATATTGAAGATGCAAAGAAAATTTCCAGTATCTTTGCGGATATTTCAGAAGAAAGCAAAATGATGGCGATTGTCTACCTGTCTGCTCTTAGAGATAAGGAAATTGCGGATAGAGACAAGCAGTTGCAGGAAGCGTAGAGGGGAGGTGAGGGAAATGAAACCCACAATTATTGTAACAGATGGAGAAAGGACGCAAATTCTTTATGATGGAAAAGTTATCGAATGTGTGGAAAAAATAAAATTTTCACACAAGTCAACAAAGGCGAGAAAAGCTAAAAACTATCCAGAAATAGAACTTACTTTTAGCAAACTTCCAATTGTTGAAGGAGAATTTGATGGCTTTAAACGGTTTTTGCAAGAGGTTTTACAGGAAAAATCCCCAAGCAAATAATCGCCCGGGGATTGTGCATTTAAGTAAGTCTGTATGATTTGTTTCCGTTAGGATAGATTTTTACACACTCAATAATATTATCTTTTTCCAATCGGATTAGTACAGACCTTGCCTCGGATTCGGAATATCCAAACCTTGAAAATTCAGAACTACAAAATGTTTCATTTTCTAAGGTTTTTAAAATTTCCAGTAATTTTTTAGATTCGTTATCCATGTGTTATCTCCTTTCTTTCGTATTCCAGCGGCAACTGGTACTTACAGTATAGGAGATAAGAGAAACAAATTCAATATAGGAGGAATAATGAAAACAAATAGAAAGGTAAGAAATTTTTCAAGAGAAATCATAAGAATGGCAGAGGAAAGGGAACTTACAGAGGAAGAATTTACTTCTGCCATTGACACAGCAAGAAAAATCATCAGAAGAAACCCTATTACTTCTAAATGTTTGGAAGGGATAAAACTTGAGGTCAATAATCCTTTTGATGAAATTGATATTGTAGAAACAAGTCCAGAACCTTAAAACGCCCCATTCAGTACCAAGAATACCGAACAGGGCAAGTAACCAATAACCATACCTTACTGGCTACAGGACGATTATATCACAAAAACTCCTGTACCGGCAAGAGAACAGGAGGAAAAACATGAAAACATTTGAAGAAGTAGTACAGGACATTGACCAGTCCGAAAAGAACGTGGACAAGGTCTTAAAAGCAGGGCGGCTTGAACGCCATGAGAGACAGCCTATGGACTATGAGAGGTATAAGTTCACCTTATACTTTGTCGCCGGGATGGTGGCTATGGTACTCGGATTTGTGGCAGTGTTTATGATTATCTATTTTGCTGGAACATGAGGGGGTGATCTTGTGAAAGAGTATACATACAAGCTTGTACGCGAATATCAGGACGGAAGCCGTGCGGGAAACTCAAGAACGATCACCCGGTATAAGCCCCTTACGGTTGGAGGGTTATATACGCACTTAGGGAATGGATTCCCAGGAATGCAACGGATTATTTCAGAAGAAGTGAAAGAGATGGAGGAATAGGAGGTAAGCGGAATGCCAAGGGTATCGATCAACAAAAATAAATATCTGCAAAAGGACCTGCAGGAGTGGATCATTGGCAGGATGCATACTCTCGGGAAGAATCAGGAGTATATGGGCGAAAGATTGAATCTTACACAGCAGACCTTTGGCTATAGATTGAGAAATTCGAGTTTCACAAACGCACAGCTTCCGATTATTTTCAGGGAATTGGAAGCGACAGACGAAGAGATTCTTCGGCTGATGAAATTATAAGGAGGAAAAGGGAAATGGGTGGATTGGAAATTGAAAGACTGCAGGAACGTGTACATGGGATGACAGAGGATCAGCAGAGGGTGATTGCGGAATCTTTACCGGACAGTATTCTCTGGGAGGCGGTCTACGGCAGATTTTTATATCTTCGTGGTCGTACAGAAGTGATCAGTCATGTTATCAATAATTAAAGGAAAAAGAAAGATGGAAATGATTGAAAATGCCATGGTAATTGACTGGTGGTGGGACGAGCAGGAATACCGGGTTCCAAGCAGGGCCCGGATGAAGAGGGAAAGACAAGCCTACGAAGAGGCAGAAAGAGAGGATAGGGAAAATGAGTACATTGTATGAAATTACAGGGGATTATCTCCGACTGTTGGAAATGTTGGAGGAAGAGGAAAATATTGACCTGCAGGCATTTGCGGACACCCTGGAGGGAATTGAAGGGGAGTTTGAGATCAAGGCTGATGGCTATGCGAGGGTGCTGAAAGAGCTGGCGGCAGAAGCTGGAAAGTATGACGCTGAAATTCAGCGCATGACCGCAAGACGGGATTCCCTCAATAACCGCAGTAAGATGCTCAAACAGCACTTGTATGAGAGCATGAAAGCCACTGGCAAGACGAAATTCAAAACGGATTTGTTTAGTTTTAACATTCAAAGAAATGGTGGCACCCAGCCTATGGAAGTTTATGAATTATGTGTTACAAGGGCTTATATGAAAATGGTTCCTGACAATGCAAAAATTAGAAAGGCTCTTGAGGATGGCAAGGAATTAAAGTTTGCTGTGCTGAAAGAGCGTGGAGACCATTTGGTTATCAGATAAAAATCATAGGAGGATAGGGAAAAATGAAAGTATCGAAAATCATTATCAAGAATCTGTTTGGAATTACAGAACAGGAGTTGGACAGCCGTAGCGTGGAACTGATTGGCGAGAACGGAACCGGAAAAACGTCCGTGATTGACGCTATCAAGTATGCGCTGACCAACAAATCAGACCGGGACTACATTGTGCGCAATGGCGAGACGGAAGGGGAAATTATCATTGAAACAGATACCGGATTGAGCATCAACAGGAAATCCCGGACAACACAGACGGATTATAAGTCTGTCAAGCAGAATGGGAATATTGTCCCGTCACCGGAAGCATTCCTGCGTGACATCATTACTCCCCTGCAACTGCAGCCTATGGAGTTTATGCGCATGGGGAAGAAAGAGCAGAACGCCACAATCCTTAATATGATTGATTTTCCGTGGAACATGGAGACAATCCGAGGATGGTTCGGGGAGATTCCGGCAGATGTGAATTATGAGCAGAACATTCTGGCCGTTTTGAATGACATTCAGGCAGAGAACGGTACATATTTCCGTAGCCGGCAGGACGTGAACCGGGACATAAAGTCGAAGAAATCCGTTGTAAATGACATCAAGGCAGCATTGCCGCAGGATTATGATGGCAGCCAGTGGGAAAATGTAAATGTCGGGGAGCTGTACACGCAGATTGAGAAAATCCGCAAGTCCAATGAGCAGATTGAAAAGGCAAAGCGGCTAAAAGACGGATATGAGAACAAACTCCGGGCGATTGAAGCGGACAGAGACATTGCCTTGTCTGCCCTGAACAGCGAAATGGTGGCAAAGGAGCGGAACATTGAGACGCAGCTTGCCACCTTGAAAGAGCAGATTAATTCCCTCGAAAAGGAAAAGGCCGGCTTATCTTCTGTTAGAGCGGATCGGGAAAAGGTCATTCAGAGCGAATACCGGGAGAGCGTAGCAAAGCATGAAGCAACGGTAATGTCGTATTCTGAATATGTCAATATGGCACCACAGCCGATAGCCCACCTGCTGAAAAAGGCAGAAGATACCGAGAAAATGAAATCCCACATCAACGAGTGGCGCCGGATGCTGTCTTTGCAGGAGGATATTGAGAGTCTCACGGCAAAGTCCACTTCTTACACTGAAAAGATTGAGAAAGCCCGGAATCTGCCCGGTGAGATTTTGGAGAAAGCCACGATTCCGATTGAGGGATTGTCTGTCAAGGATGGCATACCGCTTATTAATGGACTTCCGGTCAGCAATTTGTCAGAGGGTGAAAAGCTTATGCTCTGCATAGATGTGGCGGCGCAGAACCATGGTGGACTGCAAATAATTTTGATTGATGGAGTTGAGAAGCTGTCAGAGGAAAACAGAAAGAAACTGTATGAACGCTGCCGGGAGAAAAAACTTCAGTTTATAGCAACAAGGACAGACAACAGCAACGAATTTACCGTGATTGAAATGTAAAAGGAATATGCAGGGCAGTTTAAAAGCTGTCCTGCTGAATTAGGAGATTGAATATGGAAACTTTACCATTAGACTGTGACTGTGGCTGTACAGAAACAGAGGAAAGGAATGTCTACAAAGAAGATATTTGCGGAACATTTATCCCTGTTGAATGGAGTTTGTATTGTAAGGGGTGTGGGAGATATTTGGGACATTTCGCCTACGGACATTGGGAATATTAGGAGATTGGAGGATTAGGAAAATGTCGCAGAAAGAATATAGAGAAGCTGAGGGAATCAGCAGGTCAGAGCTTTTTAAGATTTCCCGTTCTCCAATGCACTTTAAATATGCATTGGAGAACCCGGAAGATTCGCCTTCATTGGCATTTGGCAGGGCATTGCACAAGTATGTACTGGAAAAGGATGATTTTTCCAATGAGTTTATTGTATTGCCGGATATTAACAGGCGGACAAAGGCCGGAAAAGAGGAGTATGAGCGATGCCAGATCGAAGCATTCAACAGCGGAAAAGAACTGGTAAGCAGGGAAGATATGACAATAATAATTGCAATGTATGAAGCGGTTATGGATCACCCTATGGCTAAGGCATTGCTGACAGGGGTACACGAAAAAGATTTCTTCTGGACAGATGCTGCCACAGGCGAAAAATGCAAGTGCCGTCCAGACTGCCTGACGAAATATGAGGGAAACAAATATATTGTTGATTATAAAAGTACAGATTCCTGCGAAGACGGCCGGTTTGAACGGTCATGCCGGAAGTATGGCTATAAATTTCAGGCAGGGATGTATACAGAGGGAGTATTCCAAAATACCTTTGAGCAGTACGGTTTTGTATTTGTGGCGCAAGAAAAGAAGCCACCGTATGCAGTACGGGTATATTTCTGTACGCCGGAATTTGTATCGCAGGGATACGATCAGTTCCGGGAGCTGATAGGGATATATCACTCATGCAAGGAAACTGGTATGTGGTACGGCTACGAGGGCGCAATGGATACGCCGACAGAACTGCTGGAGGAGGACTTCTGATGGAAAAAACACACTGGAAAAAGTTGGATAATCCTGATTACCTTGGGGCTTATGCGTTACATCCGGGGCAGGATTTGGTAGTACAGATAAAATTGGTAGGGCAGGAAGAAGTATATAACCCTACAAACAACAAAAAAGAAGTTTGTACGGTTGTCCATTTTACGGATAAAAACGTAAAGCCTATGATTCTGAATGTAACTAACTGCAAGACGATTTCTAAGATTTACGATACGCCTTACATTGAGGACTGGGCAGGAAAATATATTTCTATCTATATTGCAAAAGTGAAAGCATTTGGGGAAGTAGTAGAAGCCCTGCGGATACGGAACAGAGTGCCGACAGTTGAAAAGATTTACTGTGAGGACTGTAAGAAAGAAATTGTTGGAGTATCCGGGAAAACTGCGGAGGAAATTGCAGATATTGCTATCCGTAACTGCGGAAGAAAGCTTTGTGTTGATTGTATGAAGAAAGAAAAGGAAAGAATGGAAAAACAGCAGGTTTCTGAAAGCGAATAGAGGGTAAAGTTATGATTATTTGCGATACAAGAGAACAAAAAAACCATAGAATCCTGCAATATTTTGAAGACCATAACATTCCATACATAGAGCAGGCACTTAAAACCGGAGATTACATGAATCCTGACAGGGCAGATATCGTAGTAGAAAGAAAAAAGGACTTGGGGGAGCTTTTAAAAAATATGTGTTCTCCTGACAAGAGACGATTCTGGGACGAAATAAGACGGGCGCATGATGAAGGTATTAGGTTCATTGTGTTATGTGAACATGGAGGTAATTATAAGGAATTAAAAGATGTGTCGCAATATAAGAGCAAACATTCCAAAGTATCTGGCCGGACTTTAATGAATGAAATGTATCGGGCGCAAATTGCATTTGGTGTAGAATTCCGTTTTTGTGACAAAAGAAGCACAGGCAGGATAATTTCGGAGATTTTGGGAGAACAGAAATAAAGGATTATTACAAGGAGGATTAAAAAAAGAATGGAAAAAGATTATTTAGAATGGATTAACAAGTCATACAGAACTTTGGTTGACAATCAGGACGTTCCGAAAGTGGAGAAGAAAACGCCTGACGGTGGCAAGATTTCTGTCTATCGTGTGGCAGATGTTATCAGAATTGACATTAAAAGACCAGAAACAAAGAGAGTATGACCAAGGAAGAAATAAAAGACCTCTATTCAATGAAAGATATTCTGGAGCGGTACGGACTGCCGCAGCCGAACAGGTCGGGGTTTATATGCTGCCCATTCCACAAGGAAAAGACGGCGAGCATGAAGATATATAAGGATTCCTGCTACTGCTTCGGGTGCGGAGCCGGAGGAGACATATTTGATTTTGTTCAGAAAATGGACGGAATATCTTTCAAAGAGGCATATGCAGCACTTGGGGGAGACTATGAAAATAGTTTCTCCGCAAGGCTCAAGATTTATCAGCAACAGAAAAAGCGGGAAATGCAGCGGAAAACAGAGGAAAAGCTGAAGCGAAAAAGGGAATTGACAGGATTATTGATGGACGTATACCGCAAATGGCTTGACCGGCTGGAACCGTTTTCTGATGCTTGGGCAGATACATATAAAGCATTGCAGTACCAAGAGTATTTATGGGAAATATTAAACGACCCGGAGGAATGTTATGAAGCAATTAAATGAATTAAGCATGGAAGAGATTCTTTCCGGTGAAATTTTTGAAGAAATTTTGAATGAAGCTGATGAAATAAAAAGGGCTGATTTGATTTCTGATTTAAAGCTTAGGTCTAAAGAATTAGGAGTTAAGAGCCTGTTTGATGAAAAGCTGAAAACTTATCAGAAAATTGATAAGGAAACGAAAAGGAAGTATCAAGGGGGCGTTCCCTCCAACAGCGCACCGCCAGATTCCAATATCACAGAAGTCTTGCAAATGCTTGATTACAAAATTGAGTATGACAATGATGGGAATGAGAAAAGCAGAAAGCTTCAGCAGACGGTTAGAAACTTTGAAATCATCATGGACAATGACAACCGATTTTCCGGAAAGATTAAATTTGACGAGTTTTCAAGGCAAGAGTATCTGATTGGAGAAATTCCGTGGGAAAGCGAAAATTGTGATCGTGCATGGGGCAGTCACGATGACGCAGCGTTGTACTCTATTATACAGACAGATTATGGAGTAAAGAACAGAAACGATTATTTTGATGCTATCAAAAATGTGTCTATGAGAAACAAATTTCACCCAGTACGGGACATTCTGGATAGCCTAGAATTTGATGGGGAGGAGCATATACGAAGCTTGCTGCCGGACTATTTAGGCGTAGAAGATACAGAGTATTCTTATCAGGTCATGCGTTTGTGGATGTTGGGAGCTGTTGCAAGGGTATATGAGCCAGGATGCAAGTTTGATTATACCATGATTTTTACTGGTCCGCAGGGATTGGGAAAGAGTACATTTCTTAAAATGATGGCATTAAATGACAGTTGGTTTAATGACTCTCTTGACAGCTTAGATTCTGACAAGGCGGCGCAGTCGCTTATGGGTTCGTGGATTGTGGAGCTTGCCGAGCTGAAATCATTGGCGCGAACTGCTGGCGGTGTCGAGAGCGTGAAGCGGTTCCTCACCGCGGTGCAGGACAAGTATCGTGTGCCATATGAGCGCAGAGCGGATATTTTCTTGCGGCAGTGCGTGTTTGCAGGAACCACGAACAAGAGTGATTTTTTGCAGGACGAAACAGGGAACCGCCGTTTTCTGATTATTCAGACAGGAGTGAACAAACCTACAAAGAGCCTTTTCGTTCCAGAAGCCATTGAGGACATGAAAGCAGCATGGGCGCAGGCAGTACATATCTGGAAAGAGGAAAGGCCAGAACTGCTCCTGC